ATTTATAATCTAAAGACTGTTCAAATGTCAAATGACAAAGGAACATGGTTTGGATGGGATGTATCTAAAGTTGGTCCGGTTACAGATAAAGGTGTTTACTCAATTGCTAAAAGCTTTGCTGAAAAAAACAGCAAGGGTGAAGTAAAAGTTAAACATGGATCTGACGAATCAAAGACCGATTCACCATATTAATCATCTAGCGTAAGCTAGATTCCTAGGATTGGGCGTGGAAGCGAGAGTGGAAACGCCCAAGACAAAATTATGAGTATAAAATTAGTAGTAAATAATGAAATGAACACAAATAAATTTAAAGAAATATTTAAAGGATTAGAAAGAGCTCATGGTTGTACTAAAATAAGTGCCCCAGCTGAAAATGGGGTTAAGGTAAAAGGACAATCTTTTGTAGTACGTCAACCAGTAACTGACGATCTGTGGAGGATGCATTTACAGGGCTCACAAAGTTTGGGAATTATTCCAATTAATGACGATAATGAATGTGTATGGGGATGTGTAGATATAGATTCTTATGCAGGATTCGATCATAAAAAATTAATAGATAAAATAAAAAATTATAATTTACCTCTGGTGGTATGTAGGTCAAAGAGTGGGGGAGCCCATGTCTTTCTGTTTACCACAGAGTCGGTATCCGCAGAAAGAATGAGAGACAAACTTACAGAGATAAAGACACTACTAGGCTACGGCGGATCAGAAGTATTTCCAAAACAAATTAAATTAAAATCACAAGATGACACAGGAAATTTCCTTAACTTACCATACTTCAATGGTGATAATACAACAAGATATGCATTTAAAGATGACGGTACAGCAGCAAGTTTAGAAGAATTTTATGGGATCTATAATAATGTAAAACAACTAGATGTTGGTCTCGTAAAAGTACAGAGGCCCCAATCAGAATTTTCTGACGGGCCTCCGTGTATAGAACTTATGGCAATAAATAAAATACCAGAAGGAGGCAGAAATAATGCAATGTTTCATTATGGTGTTTATGCTAAAAAGAAATGGCCGGCAGAATGGAAAAGTAAGATGACTATTTTTAATATAGAAGCATCGGCAACACCATTAAGTGAATCAGAAGTAGATATAATTAAAAGACAACATGATAAAAAAGATTGGGGTTATAAATGTAATGATACTCCAATGTGTAATTTATGTGATAAAAAATTATGTAGAGAAAGAAAATTTGGAATAGGTGAAGAATTAGTATTTCCTTTATTAGCAGATTTACAAAAAATTAAATTAGAAAAACCATATTACTATCTTAATGTTGACGGTGAACGTTTACACCTTGAGAATGTTAAATATTTAAAACAACAAAGTTTATTTCAAGAAGCATGTATGGAGCAATTAGATTTTAAACCACCTACAGTTAAACCTAAAGATTGGGATATGATTATAAATCCATTAATGAAGAACCACGAACCTGTGGAAGCACCCGAAGGTGTAACGACAGCAGACCAATTAAGAAATCATTTAGAAGAATTTTGTTTAAACAGACACATTGGTACAGCTATTACTGATCTTAAAAATGGAGGGGTATGGAATAATGAAGGCTATCATCATTTTATATTTAATAAATTCTATACTCACTTTTTAATTAGACAACGATGGGATATAAACTATCAACGTACAGCACAAATGTTAAAAGAAACATGTAACTGTGAAGATAAAAGAATAGGTAAGGAAAGAATATCTGTGTTCGCCGTTAAACAATTTGACAAAAGAAAAGATGACTATGTTCAAAAAGAATTAAAGCCGAAGGACGTATTTTAATGGAAGAAATACACGACGAATTACTTTTATTAGTGTTACTTACTGCAGCATGGATATTTGCAACACTATGAAAACAATAGTATTAGGACCACCAGGTACAGGAAAGACAACTACACTATTAAAAAAAGTTGATAGTTATCTAAAAGAAACTGATCCAGATAAGATAGGCTATTTTGCTTTTACACAAAAAGCTGCATATCATGCCAGAGATGAAGCAATCAAAAAATTTAATTTAACTGAAGATGATCTTCCATATTTCAGAACACTACACTCATTAGCATTTAGAAAATTAGGACTTAAAAAAGATCAAGTTATGCAATCCAGTCATTATAAAGATCTTGGAAAAAAACTTGGATTTCCTGTAACTTATGCAGAACACCAACACGATCATGGTATTTTTACTTCCGATAGTGAGTATTTACAAATTATTAATCTAGCTAAAGTAAGAAATATTACTTTAGAGCAACAGTATAATAAACAAGAACACACTCAAGATTTAGAACTCAATAAACTACATATTATTTCTAATGAATTACAGAGATATAAAAAAGAATATAACTTAATAGATTTTAATGACATGATTTTAGATTTTACTAAATCAGATAAATCACCAAAATTTGATGTTGTGTTTATTGATGAGGCACAGGATCTCTCTTTAATGCAATGGGATATGGCGCGTTCTATTTGGAACAAGACGGAAGATGCTTTTATTGCAGGTGATGATGATCAGGCTATTTTTAAATGGGCTGGTGCACATGTAGATTCTTTTATAGCTTTACAGGATCAAATGATAAACCTTCCATTAATACAATCACACAGAATACCTATTAAAGTCCATCAATTAGCAATGGGGATTATAAATAGAATTAAACATAGAATAAATAAAACATGGCAACCTAAAACTAGTGAAGGAAGTTTGCACAGACACTTTGGTATTGAATCAGTAAATATGTCTTCGGGTGAGTGGCTGGTTTTAGCTCGAACTAAATACATGTTAAAAGAAATAGAAGATGTTCTCCATCGTAAAGGTTTATACTATGAAACCAAACATAAACGTAGTTATGAAAAAGATATTCAAGAATCTGCTGCAGACTGGGAACATTTACGTCAAGGACAATTATTATCTTATAAACAAATAGAAAAAATATATAACTATATGACACCAGAACATGTAAATAAACCTAAACTAAAAGGGATGACCAAAGAATCATTTTATGGAATAGATCAACTAACTAAAGATTTTGGATTAAAAACTAAAACGGTTTGGTATGAAGCCTTTGATGATGTTGGGTCACAACAAATAAACTATTTAAGAAAAATGAGAGCTAATGGAGAACACTTAAATAAAAAACCAAGAATAGAACTATCCACTATACATGCAGCTAAGGGAGGAGAATGTCAGAATGTAGTTCTCTTAACTGATCTTACCAAAACTACTTTAGAAACATATCACAAAAACCCGGATGATGAAAATAGATTATTCTATGTAGGTGCAACACGAACAAAAGAAAATTTACATATTATAGAATCTAAACGCGCTGAAAAATCATTTATACTATGAGCGACGTTTATAAAAAACAAATCGGGGGATCTCATTATGCATCTATGAAGATTCAACCATCAGAATTTATAAATAAAAACAATTTGCCTTTTGCAGAAGGAAACGCTATAAAATATTTGTGCAGACACAAGCAGAAAGGACAAAAGCAAGATTTGGAAAAAGCAATTCATTACTGTCAAATGGCTATCGATAGAGATTACCCTGATGTATAATCCTTTACCACCAAGACTTACAATTAAACCTTCTTTGATTAGTGGGTTAGGATTGTTTGCAACAGCAGGCATCGCACAAGGAACTAATTTAGGAACTACTCATATTAAAATAGATGGTAAAATTTTTAGAACACCACTAGGTGGTTTTATTAATTGTGATGAAAATGCTAATTGCATTAAAGTAGAAATGGGAACTGAAGGTTCTATTACAGATAAATGGAATTTAGTTACATTAAGAAATATTACTAGTGGTGAAGAACTAACATTAAAATATACGTTCTACACTGTGAAAAAAGATTTCTTAGAAGAAGCTGAAAAAGAAAAAGAAGAACTAGAAGAATCTTATCAAGAAGCATTAAGACAAACTAAAGAAAGAATTAAATGATACAAATGCCATTATTTAAACCACGAACAGAATGGTTACCACCAGAAGACTTTCCCGATCTATCTAAACATGATGAAATTTCGATAGACCTCGAAACTAAAGATCCTAATTTAAATATTAATAGAGGTTCGGGTTCTGTGGTAGGGGTAGGAGAAATTGTAGGTATAGCTGTAGCTGTTAAAGGTTGGTGCGGGTATTATCCTATCGCTCATGAAGGCGGCGGTAATATGGATAGAACTAAAGTTTTAAAATGGTTTCAAGCTGTATTAAATACACCAGCAACAAAAATCTTTCACAACGCCATGTATGACGTTTGTTGGATACGAGCGCTAGGTTTAAGTATCAGCGGTAAAATAGTGGACACGATGATTGCATCGGCCCTTGTTGATGAAAATCAAATGCGCTATGACTTAAACAACTGTTCTAAAAGATACACCGGAAAAGGAAAGAATGAAACAGAATTATATGAAGCTGCAAAGAGTTGGGGTGTTGACGCCAAGGCAGAAATGTATAAAC